ATTGCAAAATAATTATTGACATCGATTCAGGACATCGGCTATTTATAGAACTGCAAGGCGGATTTTACTTCCGTTCCACTTCAGAAAGGTGAGCACATCCAATGTTCGATCTTTTCGGCAATTCCTCAACTGAGCAATCCGCTCTATCCTTCCCTCAATCACTGACAGAAAAATACCGGCCGCGGACCATGGCGGAATTCGTTGGACTGGCCAAACCAAAAGCCATTTGCGCGAGTTTGGCCGCGCGTCCATTTGAATCCGGTTGGGTATTTGTCGGACCATCTGGCACGGGCAAAACAACCATGGCCGCCGCTCTGGCGGAGTTGATACCTGCAGAGGTTCATCACATCCCGTCTCAAGAATGCAATCTTCCCACCTTAGAGCGCATCGCGCGCATCTGCCAGTATGTCCCGATGGCAGGGAAAAAAATGCATATGATTTTAGTGGACGAAGCGGATCAAATGACCGCGGCCGCGCAGCTCTACTGCTTGTCGAAACTAGATGGCACGGCGAAACTACCAAACACAATTTGGATTTTTACTTGCAATTCTATAGATCGCTTTGAGGGACGTTTTCTATCTCGCAATAAAGTTATCGAATTTTCGAGTTATGGAATCGCGCAAGATGCGGCCGCGCTCCTGGCGCGCATCTGGCAAGAGAATGCGCCGGCCGGCGCCGCGGCGCCAAACTTCGCGCGCATCGTCAAGGAAAGTAATAACAACGTTCGTGAATCCCTTATGAAGCTCGAATTAGAGCTTATGATGGTTGCCTAGTTTTTCAACCTATAACCGCGGGCAATGGTCCCGTTCCACTCACAAGGAGAGTGAACAAAAATGGCTACAGCATCCAACTTTATTCCGCAAACTGCAGAGAACCCCACCCGTTCGAAACTGCAGCAAAGTATCCGTGAATCAACCGAAAAACTGGCCGCACTCCTGCAGGCCGGCAAAACGGAATCCTTGACGCAATATCTTGCGACCATGGCGCGCTTCCACTCTTATTCGTTCGGTAATCAGCTCCTGATTGCTACTCAAAAGCCGAATGCTACACACGTGTGTGGCTTTCGCAAGTGGAACGAATTCAACCGTTATGTACGCAAGGGCGAAAAGGGAATTGCCATCCTTGCGCCGATGATGGTCAAGGATAAAAGCGAAAACGAAAGCAAGCCAGGACCGCGGCTAATCGGTTTCCGCGTTGTCTATGTTTTCGATATTTCCCAAACTGACGGCGAACCACTCAAAGAATTTTCTCTGACGGTTTCCGGTGATCCTGGCTCACTCATTCAAAAGTTAATCGCTCATATCCAAGCAAGCGGAACAACGGTTTCCTATGATGCTGGAATTTCTCCCGCCCTTGGGATGTGCTCTGCATCTGGAATCCAATTGCTGCCAGGGCAACCGGCGGCGCAAGAATTTTCTACGTTGGTGCATGAGTACGCACATGCTCTGCTGCATCGCGGTGAGCGGCGCCAGGAAACCACGAAAACCATTCGCGAAACTGAAGCGGAAGCGGTTGCTTTCATCGTTTCAACTGCATCCGGTTTGGATTGCGGGAATTCTGCGTCTGACTACATTCAGCTTTACAACGGTGATGTCGATACCTTGACTGAATCTCTCCAACACATCCAATCGGCCGCGGCGGTGATCCTGGCTGCAATCGAAGACGCGAAGTAAATTCAACCGCGCGCGGCCGGCGCGTGAATCCGGCCATGGAGAAAACCGCAATGGACAATTTGATCTTGATTCAATCGTTAGACGAAGCTATCCGCATCATTTCGGCCGCGCGGATGGCCGGCAACCTGGCCGCGGGCTCAACTGCCATCTGGCGCATCTCAGACCATGCTGTAACCCATCTTGACAAGCAGATAAAAGCACTCCTGGCACCGCCCGCGGAATCCGCGGCGCCGGATCTTCCCATCATTCCCGAAAACGGCGAAGATGCGGGTATCATTGCGACAATCAATCGCGCGCTGGTGGGCTCTCATGCGTAATGAACCGTATGCCGGACCATTCCCGCGGCCGCGGCATTCGCACCGCTGCGAGAATTGCTGGAATACTCGCCGTCAAGGCGCCGTATATTGCTACAAGCAAAAATGCAGCCGGCCGCAAAGAGTCGAAAGTTGCGAGATGTGTTCGCGCGAACCGCGGCCGGCGGAGCTGGCGCCAGTGATTGAGCCGCGGCCGGCGCCGGTAGTTGAGCCGCGGCCGGCGGCGCCTGCAGAGGATCCATGGGCGGCCGCGCGGCGCCTGGCTCAATTGTCGCTGTTCTAACCTTTAAACCGCGGGCATGGTCCCGTTCCACTGTCGAGGTGAGCAAATGAAAGTCCCATCCTACGTTTTTTCAACCATTCTCAAACCTGGTCGCAATCGTTCGATGCGGCGCCGGAGCTGGCCGCGGCGAATGCTGATCGCTGTTCTGCGTGTTGCTCTCGCGATTGCAGAGGGCACACTATGAAGGATCTAATCAGGCATTTTGCCGAATGCGGCGCCGGCGGAATTGTAGAGCTGGCGCGCGTCCAGTGGGCTGATACGCGCGACTTCGAGCGCATCATCGGCCGGCCGGTGGCGCCTGGTGAAAAGCTAACGCGCGAGGGCCGGCTTTTCGCTTTCGGATCCTGCGCGAATTGCGCGCTGATCCATCCTTCCGGCCGCCGGATCCACTACTCCGCCAAACCGAGCCGGCACGCGTGCAATGCGCTCTGCATGTCCGCGCGAGGGCCTAACTGCGAGTGTCGCTGTGGGGGAAAGAATCACGGCGCCGGCTTCATTCCTTCGCTGTCTCTATTCGAGGATGATGCGGCATGAAAATGCGTTCACTGTTCTGGGCTCTGCTGTTCTGGCTGCTGTCTCTCTTTCTCTAACCGCGGGCCGGCGCGTAATCCGGCCAGGAGAAAATACAACGGTGATCAAAATTTACTTGATTCGCAACGTGGCCAACGGGAAGGAGTACGTTGGCCAGTCTGGCAATTCTCTCCGCGTTCGGTTCCAACAGCATGCCTGTCATACGAAGAAAACTGACGGTTGCCCGCTTTCGGAAGCGATATGCAAATATGGCCGCGATTCCTTTGAAGTCACCGAGTTAGCGCGCTGCAAATCAATACGCGATGCAGACCGGATGGAAAAACGATTTATCAAAGAACGGCGTACGCTTTTCCCTCATGGTTACAACATCGACGGAGGTGGGCGGGCGCGGCGGGCCCCGATGGGAGAATCGACGCGCCGAAAACTAGCAGAACGGACGATTACGCAGGAATGGCGCGACAAAATCAGCCAATCGAGGACCGGGCAAAAAATGAGTGCCGAAACAAAAGCTCGCTTGATTGCAGTCATGACAGGATCTTGCCGGCCAAAATGTAGCAAGCCAGGCGAATACAATCCGAATGCCAAACTTAAGTCACACGAAGTTGTAGAAATCCGGCGGCTCTATTCGTCCGGTGAATATTCACAGCAGCAAATAGCTGCTCGATTCGGCGTAAACCAACCTGCAATTGGCAGAATTGTCCGGCGCGTAGCTTGGGCTAGTTTGCCCGATGAGGATTCTCTATGAACTGCTCTCGCTGCGGGTACCATAAAGACGCTCACGGCATGATTTCCGATATTTGCCCTGACCAAAAGGGCTTTTTCTCCACTGCGGCGCCGGATCCTATACCGGCGCCCGCGGCGCCTGGCTCACCTGGGGAGCCTGCTGAACCTCTTTTCGTGGCCATCAAAAGCGCGGTCATGGCCGGCAAAGATCATATTGCAACCGCCTGCTCGAAAACCATGGCCAAACGGATCGCGGCCGCGCTCAACAAATCCCGAAAGGGAACCTGAACCAAACTTGCATATAACATTGGTGGCGCATAGGTCTTACCTATGCGCTACTCTAGCTGAATGACAATGACGAGACGTTCGCTTCTAGCCTCCGCGCCTCTACTCGCCGGCGCGGCCGCCTTCCCTCAAGCCCGGCCGTTGATTATCGGCGGGCCGCCTCCGCCCACTCCGCCAGAGATTGTCAATAACTGCGGGAATGTGTTCGTTTCCCTGGCGCCCAAGTTTGCCGCCCGCACCTACACCTGGGCGGATATTCAAAGTTTCCTGGCCACCCTGGCCACCTTCAACCTGCAAATGGGACCTTTCGCCTTCGATAACAGCGTGCGGGCGATGGCCGCCACGATTAACCCTTACACCATCAGCACCACAAACCCGCCCTGGCTGGCCCAGGTTCAAGCCCGCATCCACAGCCCAGCCGTCACCCTGCCCATGGCCCAGAGCGCCTATGTCCGCACGCTTCCCGTGAGTCAGATTGGTACGCTCCACCAGCAGATTCTGGCCAATGGGGGCACGCCGGCGTTGAATGGGGCTTACTCGATCCTCAAAGCCAGGCCGGAGGATTTTTGGTTTGGCGACCCGGGGCCAGACCCAACGTTCTGCACGGAGTTAAATTTTTACCAGGCTTGGCTGGCTCTGGCCATAGGCGAGTTGGGCCTAGGATGCCTTCCGGACAATCCCTTTTTCATCGAGATTTGCGGGATCATCACCATCCTGGGGGTGATCTGGTTCATCTTCTCGGTCATCACCCAAGTAGCCTGTCTGTGAGGTAAGCCATGAAACCGATGATATTGCTGGCCGGCTTGTTCGCTCTGTTATCGGCCACTCTGTTGCTCCGCGGACATCCCACCTACGGATTAACGGCGCTGATCGTTGTCGTCGCGATCGGCGCCGGCATCGTCTTCGGCCGCGGCGCCGCGCGCACCTGGCTTACCGCCGCGCTGTGGGTTGTTGGGGCCTTGAGCGCAATCGTCGTCCTGGTGCTCTGGAAACCCTGAACCACACTTGATATAACCTAGGTGGCGCATAGGTCTTACCTATGCGCTACTCTAGTTTTATGATCTGCACGGTAGGAAATTCCAAAGGGGGCGTGGGCAAAACAACCCTCGCCGTCAATCTCGCGATCGCCTTGTCTATGTCGGGGCACGATTCGAATGTGCTTTTGATCGATGGTGACGAGCAAGGTACAGCTCTGGCCTTCACGGAGCTGCGCTCCAAGCGCCTGGCGCCGGCCGGGCCTGGTTATACCGCGGTGGCGCTGCACGGGGCCGCCATTCGCACGCAGGGGCGCCAGCTCGGGCGCGTCTATCCTCACATCATTGTCGACGTGGGCGGCCGCGACTCGGGCTCTCTCCGGGCCGCGCTGACCATCTCAAACCTGGTCCTGGTACCGGCGGCGCCGCGGTCCTTCGATTTATGGGGCGTCGACCAGACCGCGAATCTCATTCAAGAGGCGCGCGAAATCAACGCGGATCTGCGCGCGATCGCGGTTTTGAATGGCGCGGATCCCGCCGGCCGCGACAACGATGAAGCCCTGGCCGCGCTGGGGGATCTGGCCGGGCTGGAAGTGGCGCCCTGTCGCATCGGCCGGCGCAAAGCGTTTCCCGATGCGGCCGCGGAAGGTTACAGCGTGCTTGAGTATCGCGATAGCAGCGGGCTCAAGGCGCGCCAGGAATTCACGCAGTTGTTTACTTTTCTCTTCCCCGAAAAGGAGTTGTCTCTATGACTATCGCGCGCAATCCGAAAAAAGACGTCCAAGCTGCTCGTTTCATCCGCGGCGCCCACAAGACAGACGGCGCCGGCGTCAAGCGTACCCTGGTGCCCATCTGGGTCAAGTTCGATCAAGAGCTGCTGGACCGGGTTAATGGAATGGCCAAAGCTATGGGGCTCAACCGTTCCGCCTTCATCGTCAACGCAGTTGCGGAAAGACTCCGCGCGTTGGAGCAAAAACCATGAACATGCTCTATTCTCTGCTCGGCTGGGTCGCGTTGGGATTTGTCGTCGCCTGGATCGTGCGCCGCCTGGTCGAACCGCGAGGCCCCAAACCGAACGCGCAGGGGCGAACCTACCGCATCGCGGACAATGGAAAAGCCATCACCTGCCTGCGCTGCGGGCTCACATCCTGGCATCCCGAAGACGTGCGCCAGCTCTTTTGCGGAAACTGCCATATCTTCCACGTCAGGTCCAAGTGAATGCAATGTGATTTCTGTAGCAATCGAGGACCGCTGCAATGCTACCGCTGCCAAAGTTTCGAATCAGACTCCAGAAATATCGGAGTAAGCCTGGACGGCTGGACGGTCGGACTCCACAGCGTCGATGAATGGTATGCGTGCTCTGAGTGCTGCAGCTTGATCGACAATATGGACATCGGGGGCCTGGTCGACCGAGTAACCGGGATCCACTTCGCCGGCCGTACGGAGTCGCCCGCGGCGAAGGCTTTCCGCGCACACATCAGCTACACTTACCAACTCGTTTTTACGAATCGGATCAGGTAGGGCGCCATCGCCGGCGCCTTCTCCTTCTCGCTGGATCCAATCCCAATTGCCCCATGTACACTCCTTCACTGTTGAGAAGATACCCTGCATCTTCCCCGTGCTGAATCCGGTACAAGCCTGGTTCTACTTCACTTACGGTCGTGCTCTCGGAAACTAATTTCTCGATCGCTGCCGGTAATGGCGCCGGCTCTGGCGCCGGCTGCTCCGCGGCGCGCCGGCGCTGCCTCTCCTGCCGGCGCTGCCAACGTTCCGCCCTTCGAGCCTCCCGCTGCCGGCGGGCTTCTTGTTGCGCCTCGTAAGCCTCACGGCTGGGCTCGGGCCAGGCCGGGGCCGGCCGGATTTCGGGAACAGGGAGATTGGCGCCCCCCTTGGGGGGCTTAGGGGGTAGCTGTTGCTTGTTTCTAAATCTAAGTACTGGGGTGTCAGAACTGACACCAGGGGGGTAGCACTTATCCTGCTGAAAATTAACCTGTTCGATGGGGATGAAAGTAGCTCGATCAGTGAGCCTCGATCGGGGACCGTGGCGCGGATCGTGGCGCGCGTCCCATCGCACCAGGCCGGCGGCTGCGATGCGCCTTTTGTGCCGCTGAATGGTGCTCACGCTCACCTTAGCGCGGCGCGCCCAATCCTTTACTCCGATTACGCTTGCCTGGGTCTTGGGATCGACGGCGCCGGCCAGGACGCGAAGTATCCGGCTGGTAGCCGCGGGGAGCATCCTGTCGACGATGGCATATGCCTTCGTCCATCGGAGTGTCACCGGCTGGTTACTATTTAGCTGTTGGGGAAAGTTGACGCCAGAGGGCGGGACTGCTAGGTTTTGAGTCATTGGGATGCGAGTCACATCCTGAAAGCGGTATTGAAAAGCCTCGCCGGCGAAGCGAGGCTTTTCGGCTTTCAGGCCACTTTAGCAGTGCGCGTTGCTGCTTGTCCGCTCGGACAAACCAAAGTAGTTAACCCCCGTTGGCCGCCGCAATCCGTTCTTGAGCATCCGGCAAGACCCGTTCGAGCACATCCTTGCCATGGCTTCCCAGCGCCGTGCACATGCGCAGAAAGACCATCACCGGGATGTCATCTCCGGTTTCATAGCGGGCCACAGTGTTGCGGTGGATCCCCACCTTGGTGCCTAACCGTTCCTGGGTCCATCCCTTCGTTTCTCTCAGCCGGCGGATTTCGGCGCCCAGTTGGGTTTTAAATTCCTCGTTGGTCGGTGTCATTTCTTCGTTCTCCAATCGGATCCGTATATCTGCACTACCGTGGTGCACATCTGCTGCAGCCGGCTAAACATGCGTTGCCCAATGCGATCGCCCAGCGTTTCCGGCCGCATCGCGCGGGCATATTCGTTTTGTGCCTCGTATTCCTTTTGCACCTGGCCGCCGCCGGGCGCGAGGTTGGGAAAGTTGGTGGTTACAATCACCGCGGCCGCTTTGTTGTACAGGCCGCCGATAAGCAATTCAGTCGTGTCAAACACCCAATCGCTTTGACCGCGGTGGGCGCCCAGCTCATCGATCACGATTAAATCGGCGGAAATAATCGATTTGAGGATTTGCGTCTCGCTTTCTGTCGCATCCGGCGCATGGCTGGCGCGCAGTTTATCGAGCAACTGCGGGACAGTCACAAACCGCCCCTGGATCCCCTTGTCTTCGATCAGGGCGCGCATGATGCCGGCCGCCAGGTGGGTTTTGCCTGCTCCGATGTTGCCGGTAAAGAGAAGCCCGCGGCCGGCGCCCGGCAAAAAGTCGGTGACATACCGGCGCGCGGCCATCAGAGCCCAAGTTGTGTCTTTGTCCGGGTGGAAGTTTTCGAGGGCGCAACCCTGGAAGTGGGGAGGGATTCCCGCCCGCGTAAGCCGCAGGCTGGCTTCCCGCTCCATCTGGCAGGAGCACGGCCGGGATCCGCGCTCGGTTCGAATGAGCCCAACGTCATGGCATTGACTGCAATTAAACGACTGCTGTGCAAGCTCCATAGGCCCGCCTTCCCTTTCTTGGGGGTTGGGTGCTGGGGTGGTAGCCAAAAATCCCGCCGGCGCCTTCTAGGGCGTCTGCGGGGCCTTGCGCGGCTTTTCGAAGAATGCCGGATCGGCTCCGCAGAATTTCTCCATGGCCTGCTGAAGCGCGTGCAGAGACTCGAACACAGCCGGATCTATCACCGGGGCGCCGCCAGTTGGTTCGGCTTGCTCCGCCGGCTCGGCTTCGAGTTCGTAAGGCAGGTAATTTGGGTTGTTTTTGTTGATTTCGTTACACAGCCGGAGAAAGCCTATAAACAATCCGTTCTCCTTCCGGCTGATGGCGGCGCCGGCCGCATACCCCAGCGCCACCAAGAGGGTTTCGTACTGATCCCGCGTCAGTGTGAACGTGTATTCGTTCATTTCTCCACCAGGTCGTTTTCGGCCACAACGTTGCCGTCTTCGAGCACGATTCCCACCCGGCCGGATGTGTCGACGCGGGCCATCCAGATCTGGAAGTTGTTGTCTACCGCCATGTCATAGAGGATCTTCATGCCGGCTTCATCCAGTGCTTCGCCGTGGCGAATGCAGAGCACGCGCAGCTTAGGATTGGCGGCCATGGCAATGCGGGTTGAAAGCCGGATCTGTTCGCCTTCCCCCAGGTTTTCGAGCGGCAAATTGTTGTAACGCACTTCCGTCATGGAGTCGTTAAAGGTCAAACCCTCGACCGGGATTTTTGCCTTGGCGACCGCCTTGCGCTTCTTTTCCTCCCGCGCCGCCATGCGTTCGTCGATCGTCTGCCATTCCTTGTCTTTGGCGGCCAGCTCCTTGCGTAGTTCTTCCTTCGCCCGCCATTCATCGATGGCACGGTTGGTGCGCTGCGCGCTCTGCAGCTCCGCGGTCAGTGCGCCCACGTCGATGGGATCGCCGGCCGGCGCCGCCTCGTAGGCCGCCTGCGCTTCGTCCGCGGCCGTGGCCAGAGATTTGCGCACGTTTTGACTGGCTTTCAGAACCTGGCGCGCCTGCTTCAACTGTTCTTCCAGTTCCTCTACCTTGGCCGCCTGGCTGGTAATCAGCCGTTCATTGTCGGCAATGGCCGCGCGCGCGCTGGCTGCTTTGGCTTCGAGATCCTGCTTGGCCTTGAATGTTTGCTGCGCCTTGCGGTTGGCTTCGCCGGCTTCATTCAGCTTCACCAGGATGGCGCCTTCGTCCAGCTTTTCGAAGGGCAAACCTTCGAGCGTCTTCATCGCCTCGATGCGCGCGCTGATCGCCTTGCGTTCCAAGTTCACCGCGGCGCGCGCCTTGTAATCCTTGTCGTGTTCTTCGGCCAGGGCGTCGAAGTCCAGATCCACATGGGCGGTTTCCCGCAGCTTGGCAATCTGCGCCTTGGGATCGAGACGAATAAATTCCAGCGGATCAAACGTCAGAATGTCGAAAATCTGATCCAGAAAATCCTGCGGTGTCGTCTCCCGCTTGCCCTTAATCATCTTGATTTCAAGGGTGGGGTTCTGGCTTTCGGCCGCCAGGGTGCGCGTGACCGTGAATTCTAAGTTCTCGTTGCCGATGCGCCCGCTCACCTTCATCTGTTCGGCGCCCATGCGAACCGCTTTCACGGGCAAACCCTTGATGCCCTTGAGCAAAAACCAAATGGCGTCGACGGCGCTCGTCTTCCCTGCCCCGTTAGGCCCCGTAATCTGCATCACCGGCCCGTGGGGCGTGACCCTGAACAGGCGCAGCTTTTTGAAGTTTTCGGCCACGAATTCGTAAAGTTTCAAATCCGCGTACAAGTCATTTTTTGTCATCGATTGTCCCTTTCCTTCGCTTTCTGATGCATTAAATTTAGTGCATGAGTGGGCGAATGTCCAGAGAGATTTTTAGGCATTGCATAGGTGGGATATAGGTGAAGCCTATGTTTTAGATATGCGGTGCATAGGTATTACCGGAAAAAAGGGGGAAACCGGGATGATATTCGGGTTCCCCCAGCCTAAGAAACACTCTAATTTTTTATCCATGAGGAATATGTTTGAATTTCCCTCCTTTCAGTTGGATTGGCTTCCTGAAAACTTTTCGGACTTGAGCTTTTCAATGGTAGCCCTATCTTGCTCCGCCTGGCGCCTGGCATCGGCCAGGGCATCCACTAACGACGATCCCAGGGGAGAGCGAAGGAAAAGCGCCCCCAGCCCCACCAGGGCCCCCTGCAGCGCAATCAGGAATTCATCTTTGAGTCCGTTGCTCAAATTGAACTTGGTGGGATCCATGACCTCCGCGGAAATGGACGCCGCGGCGCCGCCGGCAATGGCGACCGCGGCCGATTTCAGCCATTCTTTAGTATTCATTCCGGCCGCCTGGTGTCGGCCGCGCTCTCTCTCCTGCGGTCGCAGTCTGAATCATTGCCGAATGGGTCAAAGGTCCCACCCAGAAGCTCCTGCTTTCCCTTCAGTTGCCGCGGCCACCAGTATTCCCGTTCCTCGCCTCTGCGCAGCAGGCTTTCGGGCGGGATCATTGTGATTCTCTGATCGCTCCACGCCAGAACTCCATCGCTGTACTCGATTGTCGTTGTCGATCTGGCCGCAAACACTTCGTTCTGGTTCTGGGCGGAAGCTACTTCCTCCCAGTTGGTGTTTTGCATGGGAACGTTCTGCAGTTCCTCGGGGATCATGTAGAGCTGGTCGTCATACTGGATCGAAAGCACGCTGAAGATCTGGGCCACATCATCGAACCAAAAACGGTATTCGAGAGTATGCCAGACATCGGGCGTGATTTGAGCCACAACAAAACCGGTGTCGACCCACGCCGGCGGATCCAGATCAATTTGAAACTGCCCGGTGTCCGCGTTCCATTGCGTCGAAAAATTGGCCACGTTGCGAATCTTCGTGTTGGCGTTCGGCCTGGTCTTAACGCAAATTTTCCAGTCTAGCTCATGCCGGGCCACGTTGTCGGCGGTCGAAGCAGGGAAGCGGAAGCGCAGGCGATAGGCCAGCCAGTTAAGCAGCTTTCCATTGTTCGAGGGCACGCCTCGCTTGCGGCTTACCAGGGCCCCGCCCCATGCCAGCAGGGATCCATTGCTTACCAGCATCGGGCCCGCCGGCGTCATCGAGGCTTCGAAATAATCGCTGGGCGGCTTGTTGATGCTGTCGCTTTTGTTGCTGATCCAATCGGCACTGTTGGCAAATAAATCGCGTTCGATGTAGAAGACTGGCGCCGCCATTTGAGAATTCCTCCTTTGATTCAAGACATGCAACCGAATTGAACGTAGACAGGGTTAGTTGCCGGCGCCACTGGAAGAGTGATAGTGAGACTGACTCCCGGCGAGCGCCCGCTAATGTAGGGCTGAATCAACGAGCCGATGTTTGTAGGGGGTGTGCCCGTGCTCCCGTCATAGGTAAACCAGCATCCGGTTACTCCGGTAAAGACGGTACTGTTGATCTGGAGCGTCGTCGCCCCCACCGCCACCTGCACCCGGCCCGATGAAGCAGAATTACAATTCGCAGGAGAAAGGGTCGTACTACAAACCTGCAAAGTGGTGAAATTGGCCGCAAGCGTCCCGCCGTTAAAGATGTGGGATGCTGCGGTGTAGGTGGCCGTGCCCTGAGTATTGAATGTGCTGTTCCCGGTCAGGGGCGCAACCTTCAGGCTCGTGTTTCCGGTCTTGTCATACTCAAAAAATACATAGTAGAAGTAATTGGGGTCATTCAACTCTAACTGCGTTGCCGCCGAGATTCCTGCGGTGAGCAGTGAGCTTCCGCTCGTCGATGGAAGCAAAGCAAAGTCTATGCCGTTCAAGTAAGAGCCCGCGTGCTGCCCCCAGTTAGCCGGCGGTTTTGATCCGCCGCAACCGGTGTAGTAGGAACACGGCTGGCTGTTTGCCGTGGATACAAAAGCATTGCCGGTCAAACCGTTGCTGCCGCCCCAGGCTCCCGGCCCGCCCATGACGATGTTGATTCCGAATACTTGCTCATAAGGATTCAGGGCTGAAATCGTGCCGGTTAAAACCTGCTGCTTGGCCGCGGTATGATTCAACACTTTCACCGCGCCATTGGTTGTGACCGGCAACGTGTTCGGCTCAAGCGCCACGGTCCCATCGATGGCCGGCGGATTCACAGCCTCATTCTGCGCGTCGGTAATCTCCGCGATATCCCAGAGATTAAGGGTGTTGTTGCCAACGGTCGCAACCGGGATATTCGTCGTATTGGTTTGAGTGCCGATGGTCTGCGCATAGGCTACGTTGCCAGATGTCGCAGTCGAAATGTTGGTGCTGAGTGTGAGATGAGTCGCGTCGGTCACGGAGGCAACCGCGTAAGCGTTTGCGGCAATCGTGATGGTCGTACCGGTCCAGACGCCAGTCGTCGGAAACTGCGCGCCGCTTACCCATGTGATAGCTGGGGATCCATTGGTCACCGATACGTTGCCGGCGACACTCGGCACCGTACAGGTGAAAGCGGTCGCGGTGGTAAACGTCAAACCCGTACAGGCGCTCACATTCAAGGCGCTATTCGAAGAGTTGGAGATGGCCACGGTCGCGCCCGTGTAAGCCTGAATAGCCAACCCGCCGGTGAGCGTGCCCGCAATGGTCGTACCGGAACTAGAGAGCCCGGCTGTCACGTTATTGAAAGGTGCCATCGTGAGCTGAGGCAACGGCAAGCCCGCGCTGCCGACAAACGAGTAAGCCTGCAACGTGTGCGCATCGGTGCTGCCGCCAACATCGTAGAGATACTGCTGCCCGCTCACCGTATCCATTACCCTTTCCTGACCCTTGCCGCACATGCCGCCCTGATACACATAAGTTCCGGCCGCGTGCGCGTTTCGTACTGGCACGGTGACGATCTGAGTCGTCGTTGCCGTTCCAACGGAGGAAGCAAAGGTTTGATCGTGAAAATTTCCCATAAAGCAAATCAACCCGCCGGTGGTCGTAAACGGACCTGGCGAATTGGCGGCGAGGGTGATGTTGACCGGAGTAGAGAAGGAATAAGGCGGATTAACATTGACCGGCGTCTGCACGGCCACAGTGATCGTGCCCCATGCCGTCGAAACCGGAATGGTATCCGCTACCGTCACCGCGGTTCCAGCTCCATTCGGGCTCGCGGCTGCGGCGGAGGCCGTCATCGTGAGCGTATAGGCGGGGGAAGAACCCGCGATCATATACATGCCCGCGCCCTGCGTGCCCGCGCTTCCGTAATTCGTTTTCATCAGCGTGGTGCCGGTTGAACATCCGGTGAGACAGGTGCTCGCACTTTCGGGGTCTTCAGCATTGAGGTTGCCCAGATTCTTCTGGTACTCATCGCTCGCGGCCGTTCCTCCGCCGTGACCGTGGAGATAGCTATAGAACGCGATGTGATCGCCGGGACTGTACGTGGTGTCGTTAATCGGAAGCGCAACATCAATTCCGCGGCCGCGCTTCGATACAACCAACGGCCTGCCCTTCAATACGCTCCATCCCGCGCCCGCTCCGAGAAGATAAGGCACGGGCGTCGAATGAACCCCCGCCGAGGTCGCCAGCGTAATGCTAGTTGCGCTATTAACGGTCGCGACCACATAGCCGGCACCGTTGATGAGCATGATCTGATTCGGCCAGGTCGCATCGGTGCGGAATGTGGTGCCGCTCGACCATGTAACGGCCGTCCCATTAGTCGTCACGTTCCCGGTTGCGGAGAGAAACCCGTTGGGGTTGCCCAAGCTCCACCCGGGATAATTCATCTGGCTGGTCCCGTTTTCGCAGCCCTGATCGACATTCCCGGTATAGTAGGGCGGTGGGCGGTCATAGAGGCAATGGGTATTTTTGCCCGCCTGAGCCGATACCCCATAGAGCCCGGCATTGAACCAACTCCAGTTTGCAGAGCCGTACTCAGGATTGTAGAAAAAATCGGTTTGCTGCGAGATCCGCGAATCCCAATAGTGAATTGGGTAATTGGTAAAGGAACCTGGCCCGGGACGTTCGACCGAACCGGTCGCCGGATCTGCAACGACGGTGATGTTGTTCCCGGTCGCCGCCGCGTTGCCGATGCCGTTGTTGCCGGCGCCGGTGATGTACTGCGAGGCATAGAGAAAGCCGCCCAGCGTCTTGCCAACGATATTCCCCGCAGCCGTCAGTCCCTGGTTGTTGTCAGTGTTGACGCCTGGATAGGAGAGTGAACCGCCCGGTGTGCCCGTGGGGATGCCGAAATGGAGCGTGTAATTCGGAAAAGTCCCGGTCTGGGTCACAGTCGCGGGGGATCCTGCCGGCAATGTCGTAGTCGTCCCCGCCGCGATCGCAACTGCACCGCTGAAACAAGTGTTTGTCTGCCAGTTGTAAATCATGTTGGGCTGGTTGCAGTTCGCCGGCCAGCGGATCTGCGTATGCGGATTGACCTGTGCTTGAGCGGTCATGCAGAGACAAGAGAGAGCGATTTTAAGCCACACAGAACGCATCGATGCGGTCCCCATCTTCGGTTGAGAAAAGCAGAGTGATGACGTTGCCGGTTATCGTGTAGAGCGCGCTTCTAAGCAGGATCCCGTTGTAAGTCGCAGCCACCACGTTGCCCGGCGCCACATAGACAGTTCCCGGTATGGCGCCCGTGCACGATGCATAACCCAAGCGGCTGGGTGGGAATCCATAGGGAGGAACAACCTGCGGGATGCTACTCAGATCCTGGGATCCAGTTCCGGTCAGCGTATAGGCGCCACACTGGACCACGTTGTCTTCACCGTCTAACACTTCAATTGAGTAGTAGGTTCCCGATGGTGAGATTTGATCGTTGCCCCAGAGCAACACAGAAATGGCCGCGCCGCTCGAATAGACCGAAAATGGCCCCGTCTTGGCCAGCATGGCGGTGCCTTGGATCAAGGGAAGGGAAGGGCCAAAGCCGCAGAGCGCGATGCGCAGCTTGGCCGGGTTAGCGGTTGAGCCGGCCGCGGCGCCGCTCAGATCATTGAGCGTTGCGGTGAGCGTTATGTTGGGGGTTGCTGCCGGCATCGCCTTGGCCCTCTACTCGAAAAACGCCATCATTCCCATTTGCGCCCGGTTGGGGTGATTGTGTGCCTGTTCCAGAACATTTTCGCGAAACCACTTTGTAAACGGTCGATTCAGCCAGGCCCAATAAACGCACTTGCCTATCGCTTCCTCCATGTCCCCGCTCTCGGCCAGGTATCGCTGCGCTATCATGGGCGCCTGTTCCACGCGCGCGCCCCCCGCCGGCCGGCCGCCATAGTAAATTTCATCGATGTCTGCCACCAGGCGCTGCAGAGCGCGGTCAGTCGGATCCAGGTACCAGGGTTGGTCTGGTGTGTTCGCTTCGATGTCGCGCGAGTGCTCCATCACCGTTAACCAGTTCCCATCCCACCATCCCGCCTTCACCCGATTGCGAATGCAGTAGGCAATCGCCTTCATCTGTTCGAGGCTCGCCCCCTGTCCCGCAGCTCGGGCCGCGAACAAAGCCAGTTGCGCGCGTAGTACATCGTTCAACGTCAATTCGTTTCCTTCTCCAGCCGGCAAGCCATGTAATGCAAGACTTCGGGCTGGCTGGTTCCACAAAAAATCGTGTGGATACAGGGTTTCTTATCTCGAACGCCACGAAGCGCCAGGACCACATCTGTCACGTCTCCATGTTTTCCGCTCTCGATTTCATGCACGATCTTGCGCAATTTGCCGCTCACATCGTAGATAGTGCCTTTGTCGATCGGCCGCAATTTGGATCCCCGCCGCAGTCGTGCATTCTTCTCTGCTTCGGTATCACACAGCCGGCCTGTCGGTACTGTGGTCAACGGATCACTCCCAAAACTTCTTCTTCGCGCATCAGCCTGCAGGTTTTCCCGCGCAACACAATTTCCATTCCTGCGTACTTGCCAAACAGAACGCGATCGCCGGCTTCAACTTCGGTAGGAACAAAAATGTTGTTCGCGTCCATGCGCCCGCGGCCGGCGGCAATGACGATGCCTTCGCTCTGTCTTTCCTGCGCCGTCGAAGGCACAAACAGAATTCCCGAATCCGTCATTTCCTCCTTATCCACGGGCAAAACTAGAACCTGGTCGCGGATGCAATGAAAAGCTCGAGCTTCACGGCGCGCGCTTTTCAATTTGTCGATCGCCAGGGCGTTTTCGAGGTTCACATAGAACAGCCGCGGGCCTGGTTCCTGGATCACCATTACATTGTTGTCGTCGCTCAATGAATCACTCCCCCTTGTAAATTGAAGTCGAAAATCTGCTGCAGATACCATGCGGATGCTTCGCCAGATCCCACGGGGAAAGCCTTGTGCGCCTCGATCGGCGTGATCGCCCCGCAGCGGATCATGGTTAAGAGCGCCGTGCGCCAGCCATAAAACTTTGGCTTCCAGACCGTTCCCCATTCGGTGAATTCAAAAATCATCCACTCCGTCGACAACGGCCACTGGATCGTGGCCACGCGCAAAAATTCCGGCTCAGCAATCGATGAGCCCGCGGCCGCGCGGTCGTGTTTCTCTTTGGCCTCGGCTACCATGGCCGCCACATCGCGCAATTTCTTCTCCGCTTCCTCGTCGCGTCCTAACCTTTTGAGCGATTGCACTTCGCTGAATTGCTTTTGCGCTTCATCGGCCATGCGCAGGGCTTCTGCGCGTTCGCCTTCGCGGTACATCTCCGCGGCGCCGTCCCATAACGGGTTGCGCACGTAAATGCCGCTCAGACCGCTGCGCGCGCCCTCAAAGGGAAACATCACATGCTCACTCAGCTTCAGCTTGCCTTTGCCGGTCACCTTGCCCAGTTGGTCGTAGAACTGCTGCGGGGTGAGAATCTTTCCATAACGCATTTCTTCGTTCTCGTGCCCCATCCATCGGCCTTGCCCATCCCAGCGGTTCTTGTGCTCCGCGGCTTCAGTCAATTCCCGCAGCGCACAGTTTTTCTCGATCAGCTCGTGACCCTTGCTTTCTTCAACCTCATGGCGCATTCGCTCCATCGCCTCGATCACGCGCGGATGGTTGCCCAGATGATCCTCATGGGTGGAGCGGAATTCTTCGAGCGCCGGCTTTTCTCCAACCGCGGCGCCGCTTGTTCCTATCCCCAGCGCCAGGCCCAGGCCGGCCATCTGTTCGGCGCCTTCGGGCTGCGGTGGGGTATAGCCCTTGTCGATTTCTTCCGCCGCCTGGCGGATGGCTTTGTCTGCGTAGTGTTCCGTCATTGCTGCTGTCGCTCCTGTTGCTCCTGTTGCTGCTGCTTCAGGCTGCTGTCAGTCATGGCTTTTTGAATCATGGTGGCGATAAACGGGCCGAACCGTTCCGCGGTCGCCCCCGACTGCAGCGCGAACAGAAAATTCTTGGCAATCTTCGGATTAGTTTTGATCGCGTTGAGCACGAAGCGCGAAGACTCATACATTCCTTCCGCGGTGATCGCTCCCAGATAGGGCGAACCTCCCACGGCATGACTCACCCCTGCGCCCGCTGTCATAACCAGGGCGCGCTTGCCCCACTGTGAAAGTCGTTCCGGCTGCGTAGTGCCAGCCTTGGCTGCTTCCCTGTCGAGCCTGGCTAGTTCCTGCGCAACGTTCTGCACTCCGCCATTGAATGCCGCGCGCTGCTTTTCGGTTACGTTCTGCTGCGCGATGTCTTCCAGATTTTCGAGGCGCCCCGGGCCCAGCGCCGTTTCGACGTCCGGCCGGCCGTAGAGTTTAACCGCACGCTGCAGATCGGTGAGCAATCCTCTGCCGTTGATACCGCGCTGCGCCTGGCTGGCCTGGCTGGCGCCTGGTACTCCATTCAAATTGCGGTCCCAGAGGTTGCCAAAGTCGCGCAACATATAACTCTGGCGGAATCCAGATTTCGCCGCCGCCTTCATCTGCTTGGTTATCTCTCCGCCGGTCGGGCGCTCTCCCGCGGCTTTCATCTCTGGCGTCAACTCTCGGCCGGTCGAGTCGATGAGCTGATCCATTTCTCCCAGCTTCTGTTTGTAGAGCTGCGCGGCGCCCTGTTCGCCCTTGCGCATCGCATTCTGAGCCGCGGCCACTTCGCCGTTGAGCTGGCGAAAGCGCCCGCCGGTCGCGGTGTCGAACTGGTTATAGGCGTCGTCGTTGATCGCGGTCAGATGGTCGGCGGCGCCGGTAAAGTCCTGAGTCTGTTTCAGCACGCTGTCAATGTCGATCTGCGGGGGCGCCGGCTTGCCGGTGGCTGTAGCTGCCATGCGCCCGGTAGGGACTGCGGGCTTGCCGCCTGGCTGGTTCATCATCACTTCCTGCTGGGGCACATTACGCGCCGCGTTGGTTTCTTCAAGATGCGGCCGGATCGCGCCGCGCGCCGTTTCGGCATATGCTTGGCGCGAGGCTTCCGCCTGTCGTTGTGTTGCGGCTACGTTTTCCGCTGCCGTTGTTTGCCTGGCCGCGGCCGCTGCAGCTTGCTCGGCCGCGGCTTCCTTTGGCGCATTGAGCATTGTCCGTCCCGCGCTCCAAACAGCCCCTGGGATTTCCGCCAACGGTGCAGTTACAGCGCCCACAGCGCCCGCTGTGGCTGCTGCGCGCGTATCTCCGCCCGTTTTCACAAAGGTTTGGCCGGCTGACATGGTGCCCATCTTGGCGGCCGATTCGCCAATTTTCAGCAGTTTCCCAACCATGGGAACTTTTTCAATGATTTGCCCAAGCCCCGTCATCATCTTGAGTTTTTCCACGGCCGTCATTGCTTGCCCTGCCCGCCCCAACAGGTTTCCCAAACCCTCGGGGTTGTAAAGTTCCATCGCATTTTCAAAGGCGCCGGCTCCGGCTTCCTGTATGCCTTTGGGGGGTGTCGCCGCGGCCAGTTGCACATCCGTTCCCAGGCGCGTTTGCGGCGTGGCATCAAAAGCGGTCAATGTCTTGAGAGCTTCAGTGCCGGCGCCGATGACTCCTTTCACCGGCCAGCTCAGCACGGGATGTTTATCTATCCACTGATCCACGCGGCTTTCGTCGAGAGGATCCGCGGCATGATCGCGCGCGTACTGCTGCAGGGTCGGCTTGTCGACAAACCGGAAACCATCGTCCAGCTTTTTGAGTACCTGGTGATAACCGACATTGCGAACGATGCCGGCCGGATCGTGCATCTTGTATCCGCCTTCTCCGCCCTGCGGCCCGTAGCTGCCGGCAATGGCATCCTGCGCCGGCTGTGGCGGTGGCGGTGGCGCACTGCCGCTTATCGGCTGAAAGCCTGGCGGTGGCGGTGGCGCGCTGCCGCTTATGGGCTGAAAGCCTGGCGGTGGCGGTGGCGCGCCGTTTGTGCCCGGTAGTGTCTGTGCGGCTGGGTCCACTTATTTCACTTCCTGGCCGTTGCTCACATCGAGATACTTGTTATTGCGTAGGACTGCACGAACATGCGTTTGCGGATTCTCGAAAATTTGCTCTCCGGGGTTTGGCGTGATCGGCTGCGCCGCGGCTTGCTCTGCGCCGCGCGTCTTACTCTTATCGAAATCTAAAATGTTCCCCGCCCCGAGACTGTTGATGGCCGCCTCCGACTCCGGGTAGACAAACGGGAAATCGGAGTACTCGGAGCCCATGGCCGCGCCGAACTGCCTGCGGATCACATGCAGGCGGTCGTTAATCATCTTCATCGCCTTTGTAACTGAGGCGCGCTGTGAGACTGGCCCGTCCGCATCATTGATTTCCTTGCGCCATTGCTTAATTTCGGTATCTGTACCACCTGTCTTTTTGAACACGTTGGAAAGCTCATCCACAACGCCATTTGCATTCAAATTGAAACTGTTCACAGCGGGATTGTCGGTGGCTTTCCCCCAGATATTTTTCCCCGTATTCCAGAGCCAGAAGTGGCTGTTATCCAAGTTGGTTATCGCTTGGTTTAGTTCTCCCGCGTGCTGGATCGCCTGATTGAGAGAAGTGATCGCCGCGCCGCCCACTCCGCTGGGCCGTTGATAGTCTTGGAGGGTTTGGCTTCGCGACTTCCATAGTTTTTCGTCGAATGAAGGTTCGATCATCCTCGCCAGGCCGATAGCGGTTTCGCGGTCCATCTGGCCGCTCTTGGCGTTTACGCGTGGCGGGAAAGTGCTTGGATCTGTGTCGTATTTTGCCAGCCCGCGCACCGATGCTTGAACCGCTGTCGGCCAGCGCCCCAGAAACTCATCGGCTTGCGGATTACCCGTCGAGGCCGGCATCCCGGAGGGCGTCTGGTTCCCGCCTAACGGGGGAGTAGTCGGCGTACTAGCTCGCTTCTCCGCTGCGCTGGCATTGGCTTCACTGGCTTGCGCTCGCGTCAGATTCATCTTGCCGGGCAGTTCCTTATCGCGCGCGGTCGCCTCTGATTCAACGTTCTTTTTCTGCGCGCCTTTCAGTTGTTCCTCGGTTTGGTCGCTCCTGAATTTTGCCGCGGCGTTGCCTGCAGCGGTGTTATATGCATCGATTTCGCTCCGAAGCATCGGTTTGGTGGTCAGATGATCCTCATATTTATTGTTGATGTTGTCGAAAGTGCGGAACTTTGTCCCTGCCGGGAGCAATTCTGAACCGTATTTTTCAGGCACTTTATAGACGGCGAAACCTGTAATCACACCAGTGTTGTCCACTTGCGGAATAAATTCGAGAGACGTGGGGTTTTGAACCAGATCCTTCATAACGTCTGGGTTGGCAGTTCGAATTTCGCTTATATCTCCGGGGTGCGCGGCGTGTCCCAGGAACACTCCGCCGGCCTTTTCTATCCTGTCCTGCTGGTCCCCCCAGAATTTGACATCCTGTTGCGTGGCTTCAACTTTAAGCCGCGATTGCCGCCAGGTTTCTTCGGCCATCTTCATGCGCAGCATCTGATTGTTTGCCCGGTCGAGAACCTTTTGCTGTACGTCGCTATATTCTTCCTTCCTGGATTTATCCCCGGCCTCGATGCCCGCCTGCGCAGCTTTGCCCATGTTGCCCGCGCCTCTGCCCGCGGCCAGGCCGGCGGCCGCCCCGCGCATGGCTTCTCCTGCTATCCGCATCCACTGTTCGCCGTGCGTCAAGGTGTGCTGTTTCACATAGGCATTGCCCTGCGCATCGGTGCCTACTTCCGGCCGCGTCTTGCCCGCCAGTGCATCGCTAACCGTATCCATTACTCCCAGCAATCCGCCGCGCTTGGTCGACGTTACTACGGGCGCGGTGGGGGGCTTCGGCGGCGCCGGTTGCTGAGACAGCGGGCCTGGGGTGGCCGCCGGCGCCTGCTGCGCGCCGGTGCTCCCTGGCGCCGGCGTCGCAGGTTTGGCGGATCCGTCGCCGGCCGTGGCCAGCCACTGACCGCGTGCTCCACTGTCGGCCGGCGGTGGCGCAGGTGTGCTTACGTTGCCGCCGTCCGGTGGATTCGAAGTGCCTTCGTACTGTCCGTCACCAGGCATGATCTTTTATCCCCACTTGGCTTCAATACCGGCTGATCCCAGACTGCCGGCGGCGCCCACTGCCGCGTTGATCCAGCTATTTTGTTCTTCCGCGATCTGGTTAGCTGTAGTTCCTGCAGCTCCGCCGGCGCTTGTGGCCGCGCCTTCATATCCCAGCGGGTTTTCGCCCGCGGCGATACTTTCCAGTCCGCCGGCCGCAGCCTGCCACTGGTTGTAACCCTGCTGGTAATCGGATTCCTTGATCTGGGTTTGCTCTCGGCTCAGCTCGCCGGCCGCGCTCTGCGCCGTCTCCGCTTTGAGCTGCGCCGCCCCGCCGCTTCCGATAACTTCATTGCCTCCGCCCTCCGCGGCCAGGCTTTCACCCACTGCCCGGGATGCATTGGCGTAGTTGGTCGCCGTCCCCGCGACTGCGGTACCCTTCAAAGCATTCGCTTCGTCTGTCGAGAAGCCTTCCTGCGATGGGCCCAGCGCGAAAATCGACTCAAACTGTTTTGCCATTGGCGCGTAAATCGCCTGCTGATCGGCATATTGTTGGGCCGTCATCTGCTGCGCCTCTTTGTAGGCATCGAGCTGTTCTTGCTGCAACGTGTTTTGTGCCGAAGTCGACCCGCACATTAGACCGCCTCCAGATGTTTCGAAAGATGCCCGCCCTCGTTGGTGAATCCCAGATGGTTTTCTGCAAAGCGAATCAGCTTTGGATTTTTGCTCTCAAAGCGAATTTCTCTCACGCTTTTTGCTCTCTGTTCCAGCCATCGCATTCCCTCGATAAGCGCCAGGGATAAGCGGTTGCGATGGTGGATCTGCGAGGTAATCGGCGCCACGGCCGGATAAGGCGGAAACTGGACATGCACTTCAATGTCGGGGTAGCGGCGAACCGCCTTGAAAAAATAGATCGGCCCTTCTTCATCGGTCAGTAGCCACGCTTCGCATTGTTCTCCCTGCTCGATCCAGAATTCTGGGCGCACGCTGCCGGCATGGTCGGGATCGGCCAGAGTCCAGGCGCGCGCCAGGCCCAGATGCCTGGGGTCGGCCGGGATCAGCAGATAGCGCGAAAATTGATGAGCAATCATGATGCTTTCTTCTTCGGGCTCCGCCGGCTTCGCGGTTGTTCTGATTGCTGCGAGCGGTATGCAGCAAGTTCTACGGGGCCAGATTTCGCCGGCTCCGTCCATTCTTGAATTTCAAAGCTCAGCGCGCCCCCGCACAAAACGCAGCGCCCGATGGGTGAACCGCCGCCCGGCTGATAGATATACATGGCCGAATTGCCGCAGATAATCTCCCCCATCCGGCGGGCGAAATAGAGTTTCAATTCGTGATCCATCGGCTGCAACAAACCGGGCGCCTGGTCCACGAAATTCTGAATGGGCAAAATCTTGGCGTGGTCCTGAACGTTGGCGCACTGGATCCGTAACCGAATACCTGGAATGCCTTTCACTTTTGTGCTTCCTCCTTGCGTTCATCTTCGGTCGTGGCGAAGATCCCCCAATCAAGCAGCTCATCGCCGTAAGCCTGCAACCCATAATCAAACTTGGTCAGAATGCAATCGCCTTCGTCGGCCACTCCGTTTTGGGCCAGGGCATAACGATCGCTGAAAACACTTTTGCTCCGCGGAGTACTCGGCGGATCTGAGCTCGTCACTTCCAGCAGATTCCACGGCCGCTCCGTCGACGGATTGATTTCTCCCAGCAATACGCTTACCGCGGGCCTGGCGCCCACTGCCATGCTCTTGGCCGATATATGCGCAACTTCAGTCCACTGCCCCGTGGCACACAACAGGTTCACGCCCTTGGCGTCCCACGATGGATACGCGGTCCCCAGGTCTGTCCAGACTGTTCCGGTCGTGTCCCTCATGTTGATGGGCCCTGACGTGGCCGGCCCCATGAGTAGGTTGAAAACTCCGGGGCTGGTTTCGACTGATTGCACGGCGCTGGTACCCATCACGGTCGCGGCAAACGGACTCCAAATCCATCCGCTCTCGGGTGGGTTGGTTGCCGACAAGCGGAACCATCCCACGTTGCCATCGGCCACGTACATGGCAGTCTCTTGCGTGCTGTGAATGTTCCAGCTCAGAAAGCTGCTGGCCGGGCTGAACAGGGAAGCTGCATATCCGCCCGTGGTCACTTTCTGGAATTGATCGCCAATCGGGAAACCTACTTCGCTATAGCCGCTCTGCGGATCGAATGGATACTCGATTCGCAACGTACTCACTTTCAAATTCGATTCCATGAGAAAGATTTCAGTGCCCAGCACATCCAGAGCGTCGTAGTTTGCCAGGTTGATTTTTTCGCAGAAAGAAGTTGCGTAAAACGGATTGCTTTGGGTTCCCGTGCCCAGGATGATTTTGATTCCGCTGCTAGTGAAAACAAGCAGAGCGCCATTCTGCACGGTGATGGGTAGCAACCGGATCACGCGCGCCTGAAAGCTGAATGAGTTTAAGGGTGGCCACGCAGTCGCGCCGTTGCCTGTATTCGTATCCGGCCCGCCGGACCAATTCACCCTGTTCCCGCTGAATCCCCACACACGTTGCAGGTGATAGGTAAAGCCGGTCAGATTCGAGGGCGGGGCATCGTTCGAGTCCGCGACGGGCGCGATGATGAAGGGGTTGAGCGCACCGCTGCCGCTGCTTGATGTGTCGGGGATCCCCAGGTCCTGATAGGTGAACATCCCGCCCGAGTAATAGGGATCAATAGGGATCGCATCATCGAAAACAAGCTGGCTCTGGCCCTGCGGAGTTCGCCAAATCCAGATCTGATCGAGTTGCGGCGTGGGGCTGAAACTCCCTGTTAATTGCAGATATGGCCCGGTCGGCCGGCCCAGGATAGGGCCTTGAATGGTGGCGGTCGGAGATGCGGGGCTCACGCTGCCGTCGACGGCATGAGTCGAAAAAGCGTATTGCACGCTGTCGGTGGTGATGGTCACGCCTGGCCCGCCACAAATCCAGGTGATCCCGCCGTCTGTCGTAGAGCCGCCAACCGTTGAAGCCCAAGTGGTCGGCGCGGTGGCCCCAGACGTGCCCGCTGCACTGACGATCTGGATATTCTGGTTTGGATCGATGATGCATTTATAAAGCGGGTACGCAGTCGAGGGCTGCCAGATCAGCGGCTTGCCTGCATTCATCCAGATCACATTCCCATCGGCCGTTGTGGGGTAAGGAACCGTTGCAGTGGGCGCGGCTGCAAACGTGGGATAACTGCGCCCCGTCACAAGGGGGCTTCCCCCGCTGATATTGCCAAAGACAAATTCGATGTTCTGGTTGTTATCAAGAATGCAGTACAAAGTGTTGGGATAGAGAGTGAGCGGCTGCCAGAACTGCGTACCGTTCACGGGAGTAATCGCCGGCGCGTTGGCAGGTCCTGCCAGGCCCATCGATTGCACCGCGGATCCGTAGCACTTCCACTGCTGATTGGTCCCATCGGGAGTAATCGCAAATTGAGTGGAGGACCATGCAGGCGGAGTCGTTCCGGTACCGCCGTTGCCTGTAGTGGCGCTGCCAGTGTCGTTCGCCTCTGCATAGGCCGCATGGGCCACGTTGATCGTGGCGATTCCCAGCGTCGAGGAAACAACCGCGAGAGTGTATGTGTTTCCATTCAGGTAGCTGCCCGTCCCAGTTAGCCCGCTGAACGTCAAGGACGCGCCCTGCAGGTCCGCGAACTGGTTGGTCACGCTCTGAGGATCAAAGTAGATCGTGGTCACAGTCCCGCTCGAAGATGTGGCCAAAATATTCATGACGATCCCGCCCAGCGCCATCTGCACGTTGTCGTTGGGATCGGTGATGAGCGTACCAGGCGCTATGATCGTGCCGGCCGAAATGGTGCCTGTCTCCGCGGTGAAGGGATAGAGAGCGTTTCCATAAACAAAAGCCAACTGATTTGCGCTCAGAAGGATGTTGTACTGTCTGTTGGTGCCCGCGCTCGTTGGGGTCAGTTGCTGGCCATTGAGCGTCGGGTATCCGGTTAGTCCTGCGAATGTAACGATGGTGCCCGTGGCCAGGGTGGGCGCGGTTGCGGTCAGCGAGACGATCAGAAAATAGACGTATGGGCCCACGCCGGCGCGCTGCCTCTTGATGATTTCAATTTCCGCGATGGTGGCGACTGTCGAGGCGCCCCAGCTCACGGAGCCCGCTATCCATTTTTTTGTTTCCGCTCCGTCGCCCATGTAGAGCGTCGATCCCAAGCCCAGAAAGCGGGTTTTGCCGGCGCCGGCGCCTTTGGTGAAAAGAGTTGTCTGCCCACCCGCGGTGCCGTCCTGCACGTTAAAAGCACTGTCGACCATCACGCGCACAATTTCATTGCCGTTCGAGATGTACTTGAAGCTGTAAAAACCCTGCACCGCGTTGAAGTTGCCCGAGTTGTAAATTGAAGTTCCTGGCCGGCGAACGTCTGTGAGCCTGCAGCTTATCTCGCGGTTGAGTCCATCCCAGATCGAGTCAAACCTTGAGCCCTGATAGAACTTCTTCATCAGGTAAGCGGTCGCCGCATCTCTGTATGGGCTGCGCTGCGTCCATATGCCGGTGAATTGCTCCCCGCCCATGGTGAGCGCCCCGTACCTGGTCGGGTTCGAGATGGCGCCCGTGGCTGCGATCGGCCCGGCCATTATTGCGCTCTCCCTGCCACGCCACCCTGTACAGATCCCTGGCTGCGGGTCACGCTGCGCGAATCACTCATCCACTGGCCAAGGAAAATCGCTTTCGCTTGCTCATCCAGGCCATCCTGCGCGCCCAACAGAGACGCCACAAAATCGCGTTCCCAGATCGAGAATCGCGAGTCATTGACAAGCAGGGCCCCCAGAGACAGAAAACCTTTGTTGTAGATATAGCCGCACTCGTCTGGGATCACACCCCATGGGTTCGCCCAGCTCGTAATCAGCGGCGCCTTTTGCTGGTAGTCAAAAAATGCCGTATAGGATTTGTCTGGAATGGCATTAAATCTAAACGTGATATTTCCCAGGTTGTCGTCATACTGCGGCGCCACTTGTGTGGGCCTCTGCTGAGAGCCAACTTTCGCCAGGGCCACGGCGCCGCTCAGCTCCATGTTTTTGCCGGTGGCGGAGTCATTGAGCCATTGCGTTTCGATGCGCCCCAGGTTGGGCACATTGACCACGTAATCGGTCCCGCCCGCGGTCGAGATCGGAACCGGCAAGGTAGCACGATTCTGGCGCCAGATGAAGGGCGGCCCCAGGATGCGCTGCAGAACGATGTTGGCCGCGGTCAATGCGGGCTCTTGCCCATTCACATTCAGGCGCTGATTTTTTATCAGCGTCTGAACGAAGATGACCGAGTTCATTACGTTCTGCGTGCTTGCCATTTTGTTTCCTTCAGACTCTGGGAAGTTTCCTTCAGACTCTGGAGAGTTTCGCCTCAGACGGGATGATCCGCGGTGTAAGGCGCGTCGTTTCCCCAGCGCCTTTCAACTGCCTGGTTCATGGGTATCAAAGCGAATGCATCCGGCTCTTTGTTGCCCTGGCCGGTCATGATGAGCAATGCAGCCAGCCAGTCGACGCGCGCCCGTTCCCCGCGTTTCACGTCGCCAGGGTTGGGTGAAGCCTTGTACATGGCCGCTTCCAGGCCGTCGAAAAAATGCCGGCTGAAGCTGTCGGGGATCGGATCCAGAGTTTGCCCCAGCTTGGCGAATGTCGGGGGCTCGATCTGGACATAGGGAATCAATTGGTAGTTGGGCGAGGTCGCATTTGGCAGCCAGTCGACGCGGAATCCCTGGCTGGTTGGCGATACAACCGTCCAAGTTACAGATCCATCCGTGACCGTTGTGCCTTCGGTAGTGTTGGCGGGCAAGCTCGGCGCCGCGCTGCCCGTCACTCCAAAGCCGGTGACGATCAGCAGATTGCCGTTGCTGTCGATCATGCTCATGATGGGGTTGCTTTTCTGGTTGCTGCCATCGAGCGGATAAAATGTCACGCTGGCGCCGGGCCACTGGCCAAAGCTCAGCGTCTGGTTGTACATCCAGCAGATCTGCATTGGCCGCCATCGGCTCAAGCTGGTTCGCGGGAGTTGTTTTTTCCAGGTGACGGCGCCGTCCCAATTCAGCGGCTTGGGCATCGTGGTGTTATTCACGTCCACGATGTCGCAGTCTTCGCCCCAGCCGATGATGCCCGCGGTCTGCGCCGGCATCGGATAGTCTTGCTGCCACGAGTTGAGCTGGAACGGTTGCGCGATCGCGCGATTAAATTTCCAGTTGAACCTGGTTATGTCTCCGCGTATGTTGACGGCGCCGCCCAGCAGATCGGCCATGACTTCGTTGCCCAATTCGAGCGATAAGGTGTCGCTATAGCCAGAGGGCAGGGCGCGCGGATCCGGCACGCCCTTGGCTGCAATGGAGTCGTAAACACTTTCGAGCGTTTTGGTGGAGTTTCCCATATTGGCCTAGGAAAGAATGTCGACGCTGGCGGAGAGCAACTGTGCGCTCGGGACGGCCGCCGAAGCTGCGATGGTGACGGCCAGAGTTTCAGCTATGGTCAAGTCAACAGGCCCCTGCGCCGCGGTGTTGGTGTCGAGGTAGACGGTGGCCACGGCCGCGGCCGCGGTGCCGATGTTGGCGGTCACTGACCCATGAGCGTTAATCATGCCGCCGGTGCCGGCGGTGGCCACGGTCAGCAAAAATTCGAATTGAATGGGCAGGTTGGCTGAAGCCGCGGTGTTGGTGGCCGCGGTGGTGATGCTGCACAAGGTCACGGCGCCCAGCTTGATGGCAATGGTGATGGTGGCCACGTTGGTGGCGGTGGTCGAATAGATCACCGTCCCTCTCACCCGCAGCGTTCGCCCTAACAGGTTCAAGGCTCCGCCGGCCATGAGCTGAGTAAAGAGGTTTTGCGCCACGGTGATATTGCTCAACGCAGCCTGTTGCGCAATGGTGGCCGCGCGCGCAGCTCCTACCGTAATGCCCGTGGTTGTCACGATTCCCAGCAGTCCGCTGATCTGATCTGCGATGAGGGCTCCCGGGGAGTCGAACTGGTTTCTCGGCATTCCGCCCGATACGATTCTGTCTGCGCCCACGTCAATCCTCCTTGATCGTTCCGTATAGGTAACGCATAGGTTTCACCTATACGCCGCATAGGTTCTGCTCATTGTTGAACGTACTGAATCGCGCCGGAAGTCTGTCCCGTCCCGCTCAGCAATAGGCACACATTCCGGCCCGCGGTCGCGGTGGCCAGGATCCAAGCATTGCCATTGCCCAGCGCCAGGCTTTGATTGATGGCCAGGTTCCAGCCGGTTGCGGCCGCGTTCCCGCCGGCCATCCCCGCGGTGTTGGTGGCGCACACGGTTCCCGTTCCTTCGACAAGCGCGATATTCTGCGCCGTGGCGGTCACCAGATGCACGCTGCAGATGTAGGTTGTTTTGTTGGTTACCCCGGTGATGAGCTGCCCGCCGGCGGCCAGGTTGATGGGCACAACCACGCGCATGTTGATGCTGCACGGGTCGCCGCTTTTGGGGTTATAGGTGGGGGCGGCCTCCACCAGTGTGAACGCGAAAAAGAGGGCCAGCAGCGCGCCGGCCCGTACCAGGGGGACCAGCCTCATATTGCTCCTTCTACTTGGCGGTTGTCGCGTCCTTGCGCGTAGCTGTCGCAGGGCGCGGGCATCGTCATTTGGTTCCCGTCGCGACCGACAAAAGCGAATGTCTTTCCGCAGTGCATGGGGGCGCCGGCTTCCGGTGTCAGTTGCTGCCTGGCCAGATCCTGCAGGCGTTCAAATTCCTGCATCTCGCGGTCGTATTTCTCCACTCGCGCCTTGGCATCGGCCGCGGATTCTCCCCGCCGGCGGTCGGGGTTCTTGTTGGTGGACAGGGGAGAGAACACGCGCAGCGGACAGTTGGCACACATAATCAACGTGCGATTGTCGGGCAGGACAACGACGCGCAGCGCGCTCGGGCCTTCCCCTTTGCTTTCCCGGCCCGGGGATCCGCCTTGACGATGGGTGCAAGCGGCAATGATCGTTGCACGCTCGATCAAATCGGTTCTTAACTGTTTCTGGCGCTGGCGATTCTGTCGGCTGCGCAGCTCTTTCTGGCTCTTGTATTGCTCGATTTCATCTTTAGCTTTTTCCAGTTGGATCTGCGCGGTTTCGAGCTGGATGCGCTTGATTTCGGCTTCTACTTGCGCCAGTGTTTGCTCGGCCATGGTGTTTCACTCCCGTAATGGATTTGCCTTCGATCACATAGCGAATGTGGTAGAGATGCGTCAATCGCCGGCGCCGGGGCGCGCTGATCCTCAAACCGGCCAGCGCCACCAGGGCGACTATCGCGACAACACAGAGCCAGGTCATTTCTTTTTCGGCGCGTATGATTTCTTGGCCGGCGCCCGACGCTGCGCCGCCGGCGCTCTGGCTCTGGCTTCGGGCTCCGGATCCTCCTTTCCCTCGCTTTCTTCCCCTTCTTCCTCGGGCTCGGGCTCGGGCTCGTTCTCCGCGGCAAGCTGGGGCGCCTCCTGCGGAATCTCAACACGAACCGCCTTGTAAACAATTCCGTGCTGGTCCGGACAGCGCCAGATTTCTTCCGTCGCGCTGTCGCCTCTCACCGCGGGCTTGGCGCACCGCGGGCAATAGACTCGTTCTGGCATGGGCCAGCCCTCCTTTACGTGGTTTGCGGTACAGCAACGGCGATGCGCGCGCGACTGGTGCCGGCCGGATCCGGGGGCAATCCTATGCCGAGAACGCAGTTGTATCCGCTCCCGCCATAAATGAGCCCGTTCGGATCGAACGCGGTTTTAGCCGTGTATTCGCCCGCCCAGAGGTTCATGTTTTCCCAGCGCGGGTCTATCTTGGTGTGGCGCTTGTTGGGGAAGTTCACGAACACGATCGCCAGCTCTCCGGCCAGGTAGGTGCTCAGGCCGGTTACGCTGCTGCCTTGCCAGGCCGCGTATTGCGTCTGGTTGGTCGATTGGCGCCAGCGCGCGCCGAACAGCTCAAGGATCCTGGTGTCTCCCTGGCCCTCATCGGCCATGGTCAACCCTTCCAACCTGAGTTGGCCGGCATCGGTATGCTTCCAGATGTCAACGACTGAGTTGTTAGAGTTGTCGAGCTGCAGATCGCCAACGAAAAACGGATGGGTGGATCCGTTGTAGCTTCCGCTTTTCATCGGTGGCACAGTCGCCCCGCTCAAGCTGGCCGGCATTTGCTCGATGATGTTTTTCCCAAAGCTATAAGGCGCCGCCAGAGAATCCTGGTTCGATGTGCGCGCGTCGAACGTGCGCAGGTAGTCGAACATATACATCACCAGATCATCGACCGTCTGCCCAAGCTGGTAAGCCATGATGCGCCGGTTTTCTTCGAGGTCATTGCTGATCGAGGTCATGAACGCCAGGTCTGAGATGTTGTTGTAATTGGCCCACTGACCCACAACAATATCCCTAAAATTGACGTTGATCTGCTCGGGCGGTCCAATCGTGCCCTCGGTCTGCTGCTGCAGATCGGCGCCTATCGGGAGGGACATGAAGTTACGGAAGGTCTGCCCTGATTTCTCGGGCAGATCCATATGGGTGCACAGCAACATTTTGTTGAGGAACATATACAACCAACGGCAAAAAATGCGGTTGTAGTGGATGGTCAATCGCGCCTGCGGCATGTTGGCGCTGGTCTGCGCCGCCGGGCTCGGTCCATCGGTGAGAGTTGGATGTTGCGCCGCCATGGCCGCGGCCTGCATGGCTAGCGATGCGGTTACCGCAATCGCCCCGCCGATGGCGCCGATGAGCTGCACAAGTGGCCAGAGCACGCGCACCAGGGCCATGCTGATTTTTATCTGCGTATGTTGCTTCATTCGCCCGTCTCCCTCGGGCGCCAGCGTTTAGGCCCGCGCCCCGCCGGAGTAATAGAAGTCACACGCCGCGATGTAATCGGGATCGTTGAACACTTTCATCCGCTCACGCTCCGGCATGTTCCTGATCTGATCCTCCGTATATTTCAAAGCCCTTGTCTGCACGGTTTGAGGCGCGCTGAAGGTTGAACTTCGCGCGCCTGTCGAAAACCGTGTGCCTCTGGGCCTCTCGAAAGACTGAACCTGGCTCTCACCGGGAAGGTTCGTGAGGGTAGCGGGTGGGGTGTCGTCGGAATGGGGTCCTAGTCTCTCGAAAAGTAAGCCATCCGCTTGCAGTTGGTGAAACGCACGATTCAGAATCTCGCGCGTTACCAGGCCCGGCTTGTTGCCGGCCATCCTGATTGCCTTATCGCCCACCAGTTGACGATTGCCGGGGTGGGGGTAAAAGTCCGGCGTCTCGCTCTCCCACTCCATCGCCAGGGCGGCATAAGCCTGGCGGGCCTGCAGCACGGGGTCGATGCCCGTGTATGCCTCGTACAGTGTCGCCACGGCTGCGCCGGCCTTGGCGGGGTTCTGCAGGTCCTGGGTAGCCTGCATTACATCATCAGCAGAGATGCTACGGGGAGGAATAGGCGGCGCCGATGGCGCCCCGTTGGGACGTCGAGCCAGGGCCAGTTGCGCATTGGCGTTCTGCATGGCCAGCTTTTCCAGCACTTCTTCCTGGTTCTTGCCGTAGGTGTAAATCGGGTGCGTGCCGTCTTCAAGATCTGTGACGAAGCAAACTGTACCTGCCTGTACCGGCTGGCCGTTCGCGCGCGTTTCACTCCAAAATCCTTTCATGATTTGCCCCCTAGCAGCGTTCGCAGCCCGTTTGCGCGGTGATCGCGTCGAGCCCGTCATGGGCTCCGTAATGGATCCCAGACTTGCCTACGTGCGCCTTGGGCCCGTTGTGTTCGCCCTTGTGGGCCTTCAGCGCGTTCTGATATGCGGCCACGGCTGCGCCCTTGCCGCGGGCGGCCTCGATCTTAGCAAAGTTGCCGGTGGTCTTCGTGCGTCCCAGCGCGCGCACCGCGGCCCGGCCGTGGGCGCCTTCCGGCTTATGCCCTTTCGATGGGGGATTGAGTTTCAATTCCGCCATGGGGATCCTCCAGCGATTCAATCGCGATAACGATTAACCAGGTCAGTTGTGCTGTAAGCTGCTTCCACACTTTCACTTCCAGCCACGCATTTGCCAAGTCTCTTCCTGCCCCTAATGGATCCTGCTCTGAAAGTAGCACGGCCGCATTTTTGTGGCCGGTTGTGGTCCTGCGAATCAATTTCTGCAACACTGGCCAGGCCGCGGAGAGGCGCAATTCGCGCAGCGCAACACATTCCTCGCGGGTCAACGCCTTTTCATCATCGGCGTGCGGTTCACTGTCGGGCGATTGAACGAACGCCGCGTGTTCCCGCATCTCGAATTCTGGCAGCCGTCCAGCCTTCAGCGCCGCCAATTCTTCGTTGAGCGGTTCGCCGGCCAGATATTTTTCGTAGTTGGTGGCCATCAGAGCACCATGCGCAAAGGAAATACCTGCGGTCCAGACACCGGCGGGGATTGTTGGCTCAACTCTCTTTCAAACTCCGCCAGGTCTGCATCGGCCGGCGCCGCGATGCGCGTAATCACGCATTGAACATAAATGCCGCTCTCGGTTTTGCCTTCCCAGATGCGGCCAGCAGGGAGCGCAAGCCCATCCGCTCCGCTCTCAAGCAACACAATCCGGTCGGTGCTTTCAATCGTGATTTTCAAATCTTTCCCTCCAGCGCGATTGCAGCATTAGCTGTCATCACCGCTTCACGTACCAAGCGAATTGCGGCCTGCTGATCGGCGCAGACTGGTGTGAATTCGAGAATAGTCCTGGCGAAAGTGAACGCCGCATTTCGCAGTTCTTCATACTTCTCCGTCTGGCCCGGCTTGGGTGCATGGTAGCTGAACACATCCAGTAGATTGTCACGGTCAACCGGCATCAGCTTACCTTTCCTTCAAGTGGAATCCGTTTTATTCCCTCATCCGCCGACCAACTTGCTGCGTCTCTATGCAGGGGGCAAAGGTCAACGGTGTCATTCAGTCTGACCATGCCGGTGCCGGGCGCGTATTCGGTATGCTGCCTGCCCACGGTGGTCGCGCATTTGCTGCACATCTCTGCATCGCAGGTTTTGCCGTTGCCAATCGGGAAATCGCAGACTTTTCCTTCCCGGTATTTCTCACCGCAAAACCCGCACCGCTGCTGCTTCCCGCCGCGGCCGCGGTTGATGTGCACGACGGATCCATCCGGCATTTTGATCCATTCACATGGCATGGCTCATGCCCCCACTCCTTGCTGCAGCTCCTGCATATCCGTGTTGCGCGATAGCCGGCCTTCCGCCTGCGCCAGTTCTGAGGGCCCGATTTTGTCGATCGCCTTTTCAACGATGGTGTTTTGCAGGTCCTGCTGGCCCTTCGCTGCAACCTGCTGCAGCTTGTTCTGGCCACGAACCTTTTCAACGGCCACGGCGCCCTGTAGCTTCTGCGTGCCCGCGTTCATCTGTTGAACGCTCTGCATCTCCTGGGGACTGAGAGGTACGAAAATATCCTGCCAGCTCTGCAGTTCGCTCATGCGCTGGAAAATGTCTTCGATGGATTTGAAATTGATCGTCCATCCCTTTTCGTGCAGCCATTGCATAAGCTGGGGTTGTTGAACGATCTGGAGAAGGAAGGGAATCAGTTGCAGGATGGCCGCGCGCGCGGCTAGTTTCTGGCCGGCCAGGATCTTGATTTCGAATCGCGCATCCAGAAAATCTTCGGCGTCGATCTGATCGATAATCGCCTGACCGAATTTGTCTGAGAGTATAGCGCGAATCTCCGCGATGGGCATGTCTTCGAGAACACGATCCCAGAGAAACGTAAGCCAGCGTTTCATCACGCCTTCAAGGTGCGCGATAGGATCGCTTACGTTCTCATCGGCCTTGCCGCCGGCGCGGTTCACTCCGGTCGCGGTGCGCATGGCGCTTGAGCCGGGCGTATTCACATTGCCCTGCATGGCGATGGAATCGGCGCCCACCAGGTTTTCGCCGCCTCGATGCGCAAAATCAAGGATCTTCCAGACTTCCGGCGGAATCTCGGGCATCCGCATGAAGCCCAGCGCCTTGTTGATGTCATGGCTGGGGCCGGTATCGACGCCTAAGAATGTTCCCAGGCCGGCCATCACGTTCTGGGTGGGCGCATTGCCGGCGCCGCGGTCATAAATGATTGGGGCACTGAGCGGGAAAGCTATCATCCGCAATGCCTCATTGTAGGTTGCCTGCTCTACGCGCTGGTCGCCGGCGTTCAACCGTCCCTGGCCCAGACCGTAACCAGAGTTGTCGATATTCCACCAGGTCGCGGAATAGCCCAGCATCTGATCGCCCATCGTGTGTTTCTGATTGCGGATGGTTTTTCTGCGCCCCTGATAGCAGAGAATTTCGCACACTCGATCTTTCGTCCAGCGCGCGATTTTCATTAGCGGCTTTAGGCTCGGATCCTGGCTAACCATGCGGTTTTCGCCGGCCGCATGAAGCACAACAGTCGATTGCGAATTCATGGCCTGCGCGGTCGCGGTCCCAACCTCCGCATCGCCGCGGGGACTGGTTTCGTAGAAGAATGTTTTCAAATCCTCGTCTTCGGGAATCCCCTTGTAGCACTCCAGTCCGCGCATCTGCTGCAGATCCTGCAGGGTCACAAAATCAATGTCGATGCGCGCGCCGCCGGTCAGATCGGGGCGGTTGGGAGTGCGCCACGTATCGAGGTAAAGGGTTGTGCCCAGGCGCCGGTATTCAAACGATGGCCAGGATTCTTTTACTGGTTCCTCGCGCACCTTGAAGTTGTCGCTCTCCCAGGTGTCCACTTTCTTGGGTGGTCCCACGGGCATATCGATGCTCACGGGCGGTTTCTGACGATGGCGAGTCTTGCGGATAACGGTTTTTTCTTCCCAACCGGGGATGCAGATCATCGTGCCTTGCAACACTTGACACTCGATCGCCAGGGACATTTGATACTCAAAATCCGCGCGGTCATTTAAGACGTTGAATATTTCCGTCCAGGCATTGAGGATCTGTTCCGCGTCGGGATTGCCGGCCAGCTTGCCGCGTGGTTCAAGCACGAAGGGGTTGGAGTCCCCAAACAGGCCGCGGCGTACCTGGTTCGACATGGTGTTGCGGTTCTTCGCCACCAGAAAGCGCGAGATGCGCGCCGGCCGGTTCGACGTGCGCGTGTCACGGTCATAGTTGGGCGATTGATAGAGATAGTCGACGTACTGCCATTCAGCCAGCCAGGAGTTCGTATCGATCCACCGCATCGTGGTCTGATAGTCCATCCAGACCACGGTGCCCGCGGCGTCATCATCCATCCCGGGTGATGTGGTGCCATCCCTGCCCAGCTCCACCTGATCTTTGCGAATAGGTAGACTGAGGTCGTTGCCGATGGGCATTCCATCGCCGCCGGGCTTTTCCGCGATTTCGAGGCTAGTCGCCATCAGAGTTTTTTAGCCGGTTCGTCCCTTTGAAGGTGAGAGTACGATAGTACGAAAACCCCAGGGTCTGTATCCTTGTTCAAACGCTTCTGGCGGGCTAAAACTTTCATAGCCATCCTCATAAAGCACGTAGTACCACCCCGGTTTTGGCCGCGGTTTATTAGCAATATGGATGGCGAGTGTTCCATCGAGGCCGGGGAAATTCTCAAATTGGAGAGCAACCCAATTCGGCGTGGAAACTTCCTCAATCACATCTTTTATTTTCAACGCGCGTACTAGTTTGTGTGATTGATAGAGCGGGATCCTGTCTCGCAATTCCAGCGGCATCGATGTTTCATTTGTCGTCATCCGTCTAATCCTCCTGGCAGCGGTGGGATCCCGTAATGAGTGGTTGCGCTCATGGCCTGCAGGTGCGCTTCCGCCTTTTGTCGCGCCTGCTCATCGACCGCCGGCATTCCCTGCTGATCGAGAAACGCGGTAATCATCGCGTCTTCACGGCGCCGGCGCTGCCATTCAATTTCTTCCTCTGTCATGTTGGCGCGCAGCAGAGAGAGCGGAACCAGGGCCGCAAACTTGGAGATGGCTTCAATGATGCCGTTCTCTTCCATGAGCCCAAAGTGAATGAATTGATTCTGGCATTCGGATGCCTTCGACATGGCAGTGGAGAGCCACACGCGCCCCACCTTCATCAAGGGTTCCAGTTGCTCTATTGCTCCGCTGCGCCTGGCGTCGTCTTCCTCGTATTCAGTCCACTGCATTCTGAAACTGCGGTTGCGCCGCGCGGCTTCGTTGCGCACATGCGTCATCACGTATTCAGCGCCCGGTACGCATACGATCATCAGAGCATCGATCTGATGCACCTTGGCCTGGTGCACGATCTTTTCCGCTTCTCCGCTGGGGCTGTAGGTTCCCTGCCAGGCGTCGAGCACATAGATTTTGCCGTCGACCAATCGCGCCACGGCGCCTTCGCTGTATTTAGCCATCGATGGTTTGCCACCATACCGCGGCCGCCAAACCATGTATGTATCGCCGGCCAGGGGAATGCGCTCGGGCGCAATCAGACAGCTCTTGTATAGCTTTTCGTCAAAGCGGGCCACGGCGCCGCCCTGTGGGTCGTTCTGCTGCTGCGCCATGAAACTTATGTAGTTCTGATAAAACTTTTCCCGCAGCGCGCTGTAACTCAGGTTTTGAAATTCAGCGAACTGCAATTCCACTTCATCTTCGCGCGGGAATTCACCCGGTAACAATCGGGTTCCATTCTTGACGATCAAAGAGCTGCGCACCAGTACTTCCCAATTGTCGGGATTTTCCTCCGCCAATCGCAGGCATTTCCCGTACCAATCGAGCGGATGATAGCGAGTCCCGCCGACGAAAATGAAGCCGCCGTCTCGCAAGGTATTTTCATTTTGATCGCAAACATCGATCACGTTCTGGCGCACTTCATGACTGGCGGTGATGCCGCTGTTGTCGGTGTCTTCCACATCGTCGTAATCGATGATGAGCGGATGCCAGCCGGATTGCGAGGTCTGCGGGGAAGTGAAGTCGAGGGTGTAATCCAGATCCCCGGCGCCCCAGAGTTTTCGGTTGGGAGTGTTCCAGCATCCGGTTGGTTTTTTATCTACCACCAGTTCGGGGAACATGACTTGGATGGGCCGCAAGCCTCCGCCCTTCGGCCGCCAGAATTGCAGCGCGGTTTTGAACGCCACTTCGTCGGCCAGGGGCTGAGTCGCGGAGTTATTCAGGATGGTGATTTCTTCGGGGAAAGCGCAGATCCACTGCAGCCGATCGACGCGCTTCAGTGACGTTTTGAATGTATGCCGCGGATCGAGATGCATTCGCTTATGTTTGCGGTGCTGGTCGCGAATGGGGAGCTGGGGATTTTTGGGAAAGTAGAGGTTGACCGCCGGCCGGTGGGCGCGTTCGTTGAAGTCGTGATAACCGATCACTTCCGCGGCAAAAAAGTGGTCAGTGATGAAGCGATGCCGCGAGTCCTGGCGGTATCCCTCATCATCGGCCAGCCTGGCGACGTCGAGCATAAACGATTCAGGCTCCCGCCTGCGGTGCTGCTCCGGCGCCGGCGGCCGCGGGCTCCGGTTCGCCTCCGGCTTGATCCCCGCCGCCGCCCTGATTCATCGCGAACTGTTCTTGTACGTGCTGGCCGGCTTCTTCGGGGTCGGCGCTGGTCGCCATGGGCCCGCGTTCCGGCATGGTGAAAGGATGGTCTGGATTCTCTTTGTAGGTATGGTGATGGACGATCGAACCGTCCCGCGCCTGGGTGCTGCGTATTTCGTGAAGGTGCAGCTTCTTTTTGCCCCCACCTTCTTTGCGCTCACCCTCCGGCTTTTTTGTTCCCTCTTTTTCCTTGGCCATGGGGGTTTCGCTCCGATCAGCCGGCGTTAAATTTCTGCACGTTGATGGTGGTAGGAGTGCCAGGCGCGGCGCCGGTCGAAGTGATGCTGAGCGAGAAGGTGGCCACAGGATTGGCCGTATTACTTACGCCGATGGGCACGTTCGAAATCGCAATCTCGGGGTCGATTACGTTGTTGATTGTGCCTCCGCATTTGCCCTGCAGCTTGCCACTTACCGAGTCGTAAATCAGCATGGCGTGAATCCACCAGGGCGCCGTAGTGGTGTTCTGCGTGACCGCAGCGGCTGTTTTATGCAGCAGGTTGCCGGCAACCACGGTTGCGCTCGATCCCGCATAGAGCCCCAGCGCGATAGTGCCCGCGGCTTTGGTGATGATGTAGCCGGAAGCAATGACGTCGAAGACGGTCTGTTCCAGCGCCGTGAAGGGGCCCAGCGGCACAGCCAGCGCGCCGGCGGGGCTCGATGGGCTGAGGATGATGCTTTCGGTGGCCACGGTTATGGCTTGCGTGGCCGGCAGCGCGGCCGGTATCGCGAGCTGCGTACTCAAAGGCGGCATGGTTACCGAATTGGCCGCGGGACTCACAGGCCCATTTGGTCTATCCCAAAGAGCAGGCATAATCTTCGTTCTCCTTTGGCGGCTAAATCCGCAAATGTCCGGTAGAGAACAACATTCCGCCTTTTTGGGCCGTTGTGCAAGAGGTTTGCTTTAAGCAGGTTCGCGTGGGGGGAATGGAAAGCGAAGTTAGAATAAATTCCCTTGCGTCGGGGTGGGCGCCGCGGGCGGCTTACTCTTGCGTTCCGCGGTTTCCGATTCTCGTTTTTTGAGGCATACCAGGCACGGGCCGCGCTGCCCGTGATCGACGCGATGCATGGTTTCCCGATGGCAGACGTTGCACCAGGCTTTCACTTCAACCGTAGTTTTCGAGTAGTGTTCAGGCATTTTTGGGGCTCCCTGCTTCAAGCATCTGCTTCAAGCATCTGCTTCAAGCACCCGGGGGCTGGTCGGAAAAGGGGACCCATCGAAACAAACCATCCTTCCCCAAGTAGACTCCGCCGCCGGTTGCGAGTAGGAAATCCTTTAGCTGGGCCAGGGTCAGATCAGGCGGCGCGACCATCTGGCCGTCTTTCATGGTCCAGATCCCGGTATCGAAGTAGGTTGCCCATTGCCCGATGCGGATTTCTCCCGTGAAGTCGGTTTTCTTCTCTTCGCTCATGCTTTGCTAAGCCTCTGCCCACACTTACATTCGTAGCTCGAAAATCGGATGCTGAGTAAAATCAGGGCCGGGCGCAGGGCTACGTAAGACATGGCATCGGCGCGCACCGCGGCCTGTGCCACGTGCTGAAGAAACCCGCCGGCTGGTACAGGCTCAGCGTGCAGGATTCCGAACACCCACGACGCCAGCTCGGGATCGGTATGCAGGTTCATCAAGCAGCCTCCAACTTTGGTTTAGGCCCGCGTTTCTTGCCTGCTTTGGGCAGACTCTTGCGCCAGGCGGCGAACTGCTGGCGTTCCGAAGGCGTGTTGGGACGGTTGCAGAATCGGCAGCGGGTCAGATCGCGCAGCCGGCGCCGTTCAAGATTGAGGACCTTGGCGTGCTCGGGCGTACAGGTGACCGATTTTCGGACCACGCGATAGGCGGGGATCTGATCGCCACAAATGAGGCAATGGAAATATTCGACTGGCGCGCGCCGGTCAACAGCTTTCACGTTTGGCATTTTATGATTCCTCTTCGTTCCTGGGCGGTATCCGGTGATCGTGCTCAACCTTTTCGTCGTCGAGGCTTGCGCGGTAGTCGCGGAACAGATGCATCATCGCCACCTGAGCGGCTTCGGGAGCATTCAGTTCGCTTTTAATAAAGGCAAGGACCATAGCATCCATCTCTGCCCGTGACGACTGCACAAGAATGTCGATGGCGATTTGGCGCGCTTCGTTCATCGAAAACTGGGCAACCATGCCGTGCTCGGTTGCCAACTGCAGATATGGTTTACTGTCGCGCTGAGACACGATGCCGGTCACAAAAAAGTGTTCTGATTTCAATTAAGTACCTTCCCCGCCCCCATTGAGCCGGCGTTCGTGACTCTGAACGATTAGAAGCAATGCCTTCGTGTCCAGAGATAATTGGGTTAATCCCTCGGTCACCAGCTTGTTGATCGTGCTCTGTTGTTCAGCGAGTACATTGCTGTGCGCCGCGAGTTGTTCCACCAGTGTTTGCAGTTCCTTGATGGTCAAATCAGTTTTCCTCCACTATTCCAACGGTGATCTGGACGTGCGCCGGCGCCCCATAGATCTTGTGCAGCTCGGCATCGACAACCTGCGAATCGTCTACCCAGAGAATGCCTGTCATGGCATCGGTTGTACTTCGAGCAAGTTTGTCGTAATCGGGTTTGACGATCGGGCGCGTTCTTGAAGCAGGCGCCGATTTCGGCCGTTCGAATACGAAGGTGAGAGCTACGCGCACGGGCACCGCGGCCGCGGCGAATACTCCATGTACGCCGGCCGCGGCGCGCGCTTCGAGGGCTGCAAAGCCCACCTGGTTCCTGTAACCATGGGTACGCGGGTTGTCTGCTTTGAGCACCGTCACAGGGGAACCATCGGCCTTTGTGGTGCAGATGCCGCCCATGCTTCCTTGGGGTATGGGTTCACATTCGACGGAGAAAGAAATTTCAGTCACGCGACTAGCAGTTTTACCAGTTGCATTTTCCGCGGCTTCGACAAATGCTGTCCAAGCTCTACGTTCGGCGGTGCGGCTCATGCGTGGCATTCGGTTTTTCTCTTGACTGAGATATCATATCGTATGCTATTAGCATGACTATGGCCAAAAAAAAGATGCGACCGCGCAGTAATAAGGCCGGCGAACCAGAACCTAAAGATGTTCGCAACGTCGTTATCCGATTCAGCGCCGAAGAACACGAGCGGATCAGAATTGCTGCAGCTCGGCGCGGTTGCGGTTTCAATTTGTTTGTTCGTTTAGCTTCTTCCCTGGCTGCAAAAAACGCAATGGAGATCCCGCCCGATACAGTTCTGGGCCGGGATGTTGTACTTGAAGCACAAGCGTAGGATCCCCACTCCCGCCGGGCCCAACCTGGCGGGATTGTTGCTTTAAGCAATCCCGTAGGATCCAGCCGGGTCAATAGGACCTAGCCACTCGTGTGCTTTAAGCGTCCCCGGCGCCCTGTCTCGCGTTTGCTGCGCGCTTGGCGTCTGCTTCAAGCAGGTTCCAAGAACCTTTGCGCCGGCAAAACCGCGCGCACCTGGACGATTCCCGCATGAATTCTAAGACTGGTTTGTTTTGGATCCCTATTACCATCGGGGACATTCTGTCTCATACCCAAAACCTTACAAATGAGCAATTTGCGATACTTCACAAATTGATCTACCACCAGTGGTTACATGGTCATTTTTCAGAAACGGAGATGGCTGCGATCGCTGGTTTTTCTGGATCGATTTTTGAGGACAGCGGGGAGAGTGCTTCAAGCAGTGCTTCAAGCACAGCTCAAGCACAGCTCAAGCACCTGCTTAGCAAGTGCTTGGCGCCAGTCAAAAAGCTGCTCTCCCAGGACGGCGATGGGCTCTGGTTTGATGTCTGGTGCGATGCCGAGAAGGCTAAACGTACAGAAAATAAAAGAGTTTTTGTCGAAAGAGCCCGAAAAGGTGGGATCGCGAAAGAAAGGCGAAGACAGGAGAAACTGGCTGCTTCAAGCAGTGCTTCAAGCACACCTTCAAGCAGTTCTTCAAGCAATGCTTCAAGCGACAAGAAGTTAGATATAAAAGCAAAAGCAAAAACTACCCCCACCCCGACCCCTACCCCCGGCGCGGGGGCAGGGGACGAGTCGAAAACCATTCCTTCTCGCCAGCTCGGAACCTCTAAAAGCGAAACAAGAGCAAAACCGGGCAAAAACGCCGCTGCAGCGCATCCGAATGGGGCGACTGCGGGAAAGGTGCAGGCGAGTGTTAATGGGAGCGTGGCGAGGCATAGGACGCGCGGCGCGAGGGCTTCTAATTTCAGATCTGAACCTAAAAAAGCGGCGCCGGCCGCGGAGGATCCTGAAAGCGTAAATCAGGCGAAGTTTTCAGGGGAGTCGAAAACGGAGATTTTCCACTTCTGGGCCGGGGCTGGCGTCGAGCAATATGAATGTCCCTGGTCGGATTTGGAAGATCGCGCTTTGAAGGATTTTATAAATGCGAATCCGAAAGTGGATTTATTGCGCTTCAAGCAGCTCCTGCGCAACCGCGCGGCCTCGGAGGGAATCAATCGCACGGCGCCGCCTCATCAATGGCTTCGCAGCCTGGTGAAATATGCCGATGGTCCGCTCGATCGCTATGGCAAACCACTGCGGCCGGTGCGTGTTCACTGAGCTGCAAATTAAATTGCAACAGTAGCAAATTAAATTAAAGGAAGATCCCGCCCCCAGTGCGCCCCATTCCAGACAAAGCAAAATGAAACAAGGAAGACAAACAAGACAGTGAAGTGGACAGCGATGCCTTGTATATGCTATTTACCAAAGTAAAACTATTTTA